GTCGGTAGCTTCGATCCTGTTATAACGTGAACGTGGATCATAGAACGAATTAATGTTTTCGAACAGAGAAGTACAAGCCATACCGATGTTCAGGTTCGACTTCGTGGTGTACACGGCACGGTGCGGATCGTTCAGCGTAGTTCCGTTATTCTCATACGCCCTGATCCACTGATCCCACAGACATATCGAATAGATCGGGATGCCATCCCACATAGCGATTTCAATACCGTTAGTCATCAGCTTATAGTCTTGAAATGCTGTTCCGAGAGCCTGAAGCTGACGGCGTAGCCTATCCATTACAGACTTGGTGACGAGCAATATACGATCGGGCTGTTCGGACAGTTCGCACGGTGCGCTGTCGATCAGGTTATTGATGGCGTTATACATCAGAAGCGGGGTGGCGACAGAGAACTGCAGGGCTATTGATGCCTGATTGTTTCCGGGAAGGTCGATCTGCTGATCGGGATTCGCGGCGTAAATCTCTGCAAACTGTACCCAAAAGCCATCGATGACGTTGAAGAAATCGGGATCAATACCCGGTGTAAGGATACCTGCAGGAAAGTTCGCGGCGTTGGTATCGCCGAACCAAGCATGACGGAACACCATTTTTTTCAGGTCTTTGGCAAGGATGTCCTGAATGAAGGTGAAAATTTCGGTCTTTGTGAGATCGAACATATCGACACCGCAGTTGATGGCAAGCTTCATCATAGTATCAGCCAACTCATCTATGCACATATCGATTATTAGTTCAAGGTAGCGGGGCTCCCAAGTCTTTTCTGTGGCGGGAAGTTCGTAACATTGTGCGACAGGATTACAGGCTTGTGCAGCCTTGCCGATAAGTCCGAAAGAACCGGGAATCGTACCGATTCGTTTATCGTTTTTGATTCCGGTAACAAGCGTATGAAACTTTGTCAGTTCCGGGGCTAAGAGAACAGCGTTGACAACCAGTTCATTCAGCGACCTTATTTCATCAGGTGAAAAATGAAGATTGTCTAAATTGATTGTGTGACCACACACGGGCGATGTTTGTGACATTTTATTCAGTTTTAGCGTTTAACAATTTTTCTCTAAGTTCCCGGACACGGGATATATTGAGATCACCAATTTTTTCAGATGATCCTACGTTGGTGCGTGTTTCAGGTTGCCAACTATTTTTCAGCGATGATAGTTCTTCGATCAGGGCTTTCGCTTCTGTTTCTTTTTTACGGAAGGATGCTTCGGCAACGAGAGCCTTTTCAGTTTCTTTCTTCACGTTTTCAAGCTGTTCGGTCAGTTCGGCAATCTGTTTTTTTGCCTGTTCCAGTTCTGATTCTTCGGCTTCGCGTATCTCTGTTATCTTACCGTCAGATACGACAACGACTTTGCCGTTCGACATCTTATATTCACCATCGGGCGAAGCTATATCGCCAACGGCAGGATCACCTTCTGTCTTTTCCAACTTCAACTCCTTACCATCAACATCGGTCAACGTCTGATTTTCAGGTTCAAGCCGGGAGAGATTTTTAAATTTAAGAACGGCACTGTCGAGTGTCGATCCTAATTTTTCAAAAAATAATTTTTCATTCATTTCGAAATCGTTTTTTAGATTCATATATGCAAATGCTACAATCGGCTCAATTATCTTCGTGGCAAACCCAAGCGTCAGCATATCTTCTGCAGACAGCTTCGTGTCGCGGGACATATAATCAGCCAGTCTTTCTTTTTCAGTCCCGGTACGTTCGGCATAGAAATTAAGGATCTTTGCTTCTTCCTGTTTCAGCGATTCGGCAATCTTTTCAAGATCACCTGCTTCATATTGATCAGCAAGAGTATAAGGCGGGATGAAGGGATTGTGAATAAGACCATCGGCATTTTTCATTATCTCACGTTCAACACCTGCAAGAAAAATGATCGTGGCGATCGAATAAATTTTCCCTTCGCCGACGGTTCGTATCTTCTTACCTGAACTGACAAGCAAGTCATGTATCGCCCACCCTTCCTGAACGTCACCGCCACGGGAATTGATCCGAACGATATATTCATCGGCATCGCTGTTTTCTTCGATCCATTCGGAAACAGCTTTTGACGAAATAGATTTCGGACCTTCGCAGAAAGGACCTTCGCAGGTATTCTCACCTATGTCGCCATAGATTTTTAAAATTGCTGATTTCATGTCAGGTGACAGTTGAACAGTTGATAGTACAAGAAATCATCAATGGTATGATCGCCGTCTGCATCCTCTGTGTATTCATTATATTCATCGTGGAACAGGAACGTTTCCATTGCGATTGTCCCCAAGTAGTTGTAAGCAAAACACAAAGTATCGTTTTCCATGACTGTCAGGATTAATTCGTTTTAGAATTAAAAGACAAATGTAAACGATCAGAAAAATAAATCGCTCCGGCTAATTATAGAGTAAGTATGCCGTTACCGTGAACGATGACCTGACAGTTACGTTCGTGAAGGGCATTGATAAGATGGGTAAAATGGATCTTTATTTTCTTACACAGATCCCGATCAAGATGCGGATGATTTGTCAGGTCAACGCCGAACAGGTGTATTTCATTGGCTTCGTGCATACGATAAGCGACCTGAACGGCGATGAAAGGACTGCAATAAGATTTCCAGTAACCGGGCTGATTCAGATTCAACCCGCGATCGGGATAGCCTGATATGATATTTATTTTACGGAAGTCCGGTCGCCGATCCCAGTCAACCATCTGTGAATAGAAATATTTCGGCGTAGCGTCATTGATGAAACGTAAACGTTCAGGTGTAAAAGCGGAAGGGCGGTCAACGCAAACGATGATGTCGGTCTTTACGTGGCGGTATATGTCATTCACGCCTACGGTGAGCGAGAAATCGAACGGCGGTTCTTTAAGAAACAGGCTGATTGATTGACCTAATCCAAGTACGGCTATTTTATTCAGAGTTCCCACTTACCTTCAATTTCAGTTTTTCCACGCCGTACACGTTCTTTGCGCGTCCCGGCAGTATTGTGTATGATCCATTCGCCCGGAACTGGCTCCCAAGACCAACCTTTACCCGAGGTATGTCCAAGACCGGGAAATTGTTTTAGTATCTTATTGGTTAGCCCGCGATTATGAATTTCTAAAGCTGTTTTACAACATGGCGCGCCGTGGTGAATATAAGGCGGGAACTTATTATATTCTGAAATTTGTATAAGGTGAAAAAATGGGTGCATCATCATCATATGTGGCTGTGACTTATGCCAAGGATGCGCGCCGTATTCATAGCCATCGAGCCCTGACTTTTCCAAGTAACCTACGCCGTAAGTATCGGCTTCCATCATATCTAACATTGCCTGAACAGGACTTTTAATCATAACGGTATCGGAATCGAAGATAAGGGCGAAACGTGTTTCTGTACGATTAATGGCGTAATCCATTCCACGCCCATGACCGATGTTATAGCCGAAACGATAAACGTCAGTAAAGTCATCCATCAGCGTAATGACATACTGAAAACAGGGATCATTGTAATCTGAACCGTCAATGATAATAAGCTTCATGTCAGGATGAAAAGAACGGAATGATTCAACGGCGTTTTTTAAAAGTTTTTCGGTATTATGTGAAACGGTGATGGCGGTTACATCTGTTAAATTGTTCATCATATGAATTGTTAAAAGTTGTTAATTATCTTCTGTTAAGCAGATCCCGGCGTTTCGGTCTGTTAATCGGTGCAAGCTTATAAAATTGTTGATATAGTCGTGCATCTTCGCCGATCTTGTTTAGTAGAAATTTCATTTCACGGTCGGGCATCATCCCGTAATAATTGACTGCGTGACCTGCACCGATACCTGCACGACCGGGCAAGCCTTTAATACCAACGGCAAGATCATCCTCATAAAACAGCTTTTTACCTGTGGCAATCTTCCAAAATTCACCATCAATGAACTTATGTTTTTTTACCGACAGGAATTGCTGAACGATACTTGGTGCAAAAGCTGTCTGAAACAGACTTGCGTATGTCGTATTGTTGTTAATTGAAAAATGACGAATGACGGGATTATAGTAAATAGTTTTCGTTTCGCCAAGCACTAAGCAGTCGCCCCAATAAGTCATCATGCGTTCAAGATATCGGGGGCGATAATAGTCATCATCTTCGATAATGAAAACAGCATCAATCTCATTCAGTTTATAAGCATTCAACAGGGCTGTGATCCCGGCTTCAAGATTTCTGCCCTGTGTATTCTGACCTGCCGACCAAGCAGGTGTGGGATAAGTTTTTATTATGTGCCAGTTATCCCGGAAACCTTGCGTGACCTGATCGGTAGTGCGGGGCAAGCCATCATCGACAATTACCCAAACAACTTTTTCCTGATACGTCTGACGGTACATCAGGTATTGACAGATATCGAATTGATTAACACGGCATCCGGTCGGTGTAATTAATGCTATCATATTTTTTTTATTAAGATTCCAAGTCCACAGATTAAACCTGAAGGGCCGATTGGTTCTGCATAACCATAATAATCGAAACCGAATTCGGAAGACAATTCTTCGCAGACTTGATTGATTTCAGGAAATGAAAAGATATCATGAAACAGAACACAGTCGGAATGCTGAACAGCCCACTTGGCACTTGGAAACGTAGTCGAATAACAATGAGTTTCGTAACCGATATCAATATGAATAATGTCAAAACGGGCATCAGCATTTTCTTCAATGAACTGATCGGACATCATTTGTTTTAGTTTTATATTGTTCCAATCGATAAGAAGTTTTTTTACAGCATCGAACCCGCGATCAGCACCGTCAGAGAAGATCCAGTTGAAAGGATCGACACCGATAACTGTATTGAAATAATTAGCAAGAACGACAGTCGAATAACCACGTTCCACGCCAAACTCCAAAGCTTTTTCCTGATTGATGTTGAACCGATTAATAATATCTTTGATCACGTGGCGAAGAGGCTCCCAAGCGGAAGTCACTTGGATGATACGCGGATCATCAAGAATTACAGGTATGTATTCTTTCATACTATTTTTATTACACGTTTCAGCTGTTCATCGAAATAATGATTGATTTGTTCTTCACTCCATAAGGATTGAATTCCCCAACCGTTTTGACGATCTTTTGTGCTGTGCCGTTCTTTATTTCTTCGGTAACGATTGATGAGATATTGACGACCAAGAAAGTTCATGTGCAGAGTTTTTATTCCTGAATTATTATCAATGATCACATTACCTTCCGGGTAAGCATGATGCGCGCCGATAGCGTAGTTCATTTTAATAATCTCTTTAGGCTTGAAAAGATTCATCTTGCTTAACCAAAAATCACCGTCAGGCGTTCCCATATTCACTTCATCATATATCTGACCTTCGGTTGTCGGAAACTGATCTGAAAACATATTATGAAATGTCGGATGAATAACGGTAGCTTTTGATTTGTCCAGTACGGAAATAATATCAGGATGATAAACAAATTCGTCAGCATCACAGACGATTACCCAATCTGCTTCCGACCCATGCCAACAGTATTCTTTTATTTGAAGCATTGTCATGTTATCCAGTTCATCAGGGATCTCATATTTTCGAATAATTGCTCCAAGCTTTATGCCTAATTCGACGGTGCGGTCAGTTGAATTACTTTCCAAGAAAATGACTTTCGAAAAACTACCATAGTGTCGCATTATATATGGAACGAGTAGTTCTTCATTATTAACCATTACGTAAGTTTCTATTTTCATGTCATATTTTTTTAATCCCTATTGCGCGGGTATCAGGTGAAAGCTGAATGCCTTTTTCGAAAACAACGATGCTTCGGTAAAAATAAATACCTAACGTATTGAGCGAAAAATATGTTTTTTGAATTTCTGACGATTCAAACGAATAAAGCTGATCGACAAGGCTTTTAGACATTTCAATAAATGTGCCGTGACGTTTCAATCCACCGCCATAAATAGATTGATAACTCGTACCTGTGTCTTCACATAAATAGATGCTTTTTGTATGTGGGTATAATATTTCAAAGCTGATTATTTGATGGTAAACATGATGCCCGCCGTCATCAATTATGATATCGAATTCTTTTTCCTGATCAATGACTGAACGAAGAAAGTGCATATCAGATTGATCACCGATGTGAATACGTATTCCGGGCTGTTCGAATTGACGACAGGCGGGGTTAATATCGATCCCGATGATTTCAGAATCAGGATGGAAGTACTGTCGCCACATTTGTAATGAACCGCCGTTCTCAACGCCTATTTCAAGAACTTTTATTTTCCGGTCACGCAGAGGGAAAAAATATTTTTCGTAAACAGGGAAATATGACATCGGCTTATGAATCATATTTCCGCGTTCATTATTAAGAAAGTAATCCAGTAAGTTCATAATTCTGATTCCATCTTTTTGATGATTACATATACCCAACTCTGTGCTACTTGAAAGTCATTACAGCAGTAAATTACGGCATTACAAGTTGAATTTCCAAGACGTTTATAATAATCGTACCGGGAATAAATTTGATAATGGCGCATGATGGCGCAGGAAATCAGACCGATGCGCATATCAAATTTTATCCGGTCAATGTTTTGATTTATGTAAGTGAAAAGCGTCATATCACGGCACGTACTTCGACCTTACGATTTGATTCCACACGGGCGTTAATATCCTCAACGGTCACGATTGGCGCAGGTAATTTACTTACGGCTGTGGCGATGTCCTGTGCGGTCAGTATTGATTGATTTGGCAGGGCGTTGATCTGCTGTTGCGTAAAGTTCGGCTGTGTGAAGATCGTTGATCCTACGGGCTGAGCAAAGGTTCGCTGAACGGACTGTGAGGCAGATATCGCTGTCGGAACAGTTCCGGTAGTCTTATCGCCGGGAAGACCGGACTTGACAGCCATGATCTTTTTGACGTTGGCGATCCCGGTGGCTATCGCTGTCGCCATTGCCACGTAGTTGAATGGTGGCGGGTATGACGCAAGGGCTTCCGATGCCGCGCGATAGGTGTTTATAGTCGCCTGTGCTATTCCTGCAAGCTTGCCGATGGCTGTCTGCTCGCCGAAGATCTGTGCTATCTGACTGGCAAAATCCTGATATATCGCAAGACGCGAATTCGTTTCTGCCTGATCGATCTGACGTTGTGCGAGAAGATATTTTTGTTTTATCAGTTCAATATCTGCTCCGGTCTGACGGGCTGATTCGATTTCCTGTTCCTGACGCATCCGTAATGATGCCCGTTCAATATCGAAAAGATTTTCATTATTCAACTCACGGATCGCAAGCATATTTTCTTCATTGATCAGTCGCTGTTCACGTTCCCACTCGTATTGCTTTATCTGATCATCGCGTTTTTTCTGTTGTGCATCAAGTTCTGCCTTTCGCTGATCGGAAAGAAATTTTTTATAGTTGTCGAGTTCTTTCTGCAGATCGGCTTTCGCCTGTTCCATTTTCGACTTGGCTTTTTCGGCATCTTTTTCCTGACTTTCCTGACGTTTTTTTCGTTCTTCTTCCTGTTTATCAAGCAGTACGTTTTGACGATTAATCGCTTTTTCCCTCAACGATATCGACTGATTCAATACCTGTTCCTGTTTGGCGACTGAGTTTGCAAGATTCAAAACTTCTTCGTCTGTAATATCTTTTGTGTCTTTCAGCAGTATCGCATATGCCACGCCGACTTCCCGTAATTGACTGATCTGTTCATCTGTCAGGTTACGCCCTGATATGATTGCTTCTTCAGCGATAAGCCGTTCACGGTCTGCGACAGCCTTGCGTTCCTGAAATAGTTCTTCTTCGATTTTTAATGCTTTATCAATAAGGTCGATTCGTTCCTGTTCTGTCTTTGTCCGGTCTTTCGATTGCAGAATCAGTTCATCGATCTGATTTTTCTTTTTCGCTTCGGATTCGATTAACAGCCAGTTCATGTCATCAAGCTCCTGCTGTAATTTCATCCACGCCACGCCCTCATTATACGCTGACCTGATATTGTCACCAAGACTTCTGAATGTTTCACCGAGAGTTTTTTGTCCCGATACTAAACCGATGATCGAATCCCGGACAGTAGCAAACACGGCTGTCAGTCCTTTCATTAATTGTTGAATACGGTCAATGATCGGATCGAATGCCTTAAAGACTTTCATCAAGGCTGTAACAGCACCGACGATTGCAGTAATTACCAAAACGATCGGATTCGCAAGTAATGCTTTAAAAGCAACGCCCATCTTTTGAACGCCTCCGGCAGCTTGACCTGCTATTCCGGGCATCTGTTGTAATCCACCGATAGCACCCTGAATAGCTTCGGAATAATTACCTACGTTAAGGCGGTTATCAGCTACGCCCTTGCCGAAAGCATCCAAGCTACGTTTGGCATCCTCAACAGATTTTTTCTGTTTCATGTATTCGTCAGACAGTACCCGTACACCTTTGGCGTTAGTGGTGTAAGCGTTCGGCATCAATTTCAACTGTGTCTGTGCGTTCTTCCAAGCCTGATACAGTTGCTCGTATGATCCTATTTCAGCTTTTTGTACACGAACGGCATTTTCTACTGTCTTTGTCGCATCAGTTCGATTCTTCTGCAGGACTTTTAATTGTGCAGATGCTTTGATGTATTCTTCGGATGCCCGATCGCCGGAAGCCAACAGATCTTTGTTCGCTTCAATGAACTTCTGAACATTTTCTTCTGCCTCTTTCGCACGCTTGGCGTATTCGTCAAGGTTATCTTCAACGTTTATCAGGTATTTCTTTTCTTCGTCAGCCATCGCTTATAGTTTTATCAGGTCAATAGTGCAGAGTTTTCCCGGAACATAATTACTGATCCGGTTGACATAGAAATATGCTTTGTACTGCCGTAAATAGATCGGTACGTTATGTTTCAGCCCGGCAACTTCATAGACAGGAAGATTGAACTTTGCCCTTCGCAGGTTCGTTTTTGTGAGCATTCGTGACAGGTGAGCATAAAAGACAATCAGGTTTGAAAATGATACTTCAATTGATGAAGCCTTTAACGGCGAATCAATATCAACGACCTGTTCGCCTGAAATTGGATCGGTATATTGCAGACCTAAAGTCTTTTCGTATGGTGGAGAAGTAATTGAACGGATACGGTCGATATATACTATTCGCGGATCGATAGCTTTGCTTGCCACGTAATCAGCAGATCCACCATCCCACGTATTGAAATTTATTCGGCTGATATCAACAGAAAAATTATTTGTCAGCACCCGGACTTCATCGCAGGTTGAAAGGATCGTTTCAATGATAGTGCTTTTTTCCGGTAGTGTTTGATCATCAATAGGAAGGATGCCGTCACCGTTTCCGGGAAGGACATCATCGGAATTGGCGTATTTCATTTTCGATTCCTGTGCATAATCACCGAACTTGAATTCTGCTTCATCATCGCGTTCAGAAAGAAATGCTGACCAATCCCGGGCGACAGGAATGTTCTCATACAGTTCCTGATAATTCCAAAAGCGAATAGTCTTATCGCGTGCCGTAACATCCGGCACAAGTCCGAGCATCTGACAGATAAGCTTTATGAATTCTTTTTGTGTGATGTTCGGAAGGTGCAGACGGGCATCGACCAATGAGCCGTAATCGATCAGCGCGCTTTTTATTTCAGTAACAGCTATCGAATAGTAATAATAATAAATCGGAGTGGTGACGATCCAAAGCTGATCACCTGCCGTAGCCTGATACTCAACGGTATAATTCCATTGAAACCATCCCTGCGTTACGTTGAAAGTAGCGACAAGATCGCCAAGAATACCTTCGACAAGATATAGGGTTGGTGGCGGTTCAAGTAATGCACCTGCAACGATGCTAACGGCGATCTTATACGTTGCCGTGAATGGTGCGATATAATACCCTGACCGGAATGTTTCATCGCCCTTAATTAATGTAGCACCTGAAAAAGCCAATATCTCATTCCCGGTCATCGCGTGCGTTCCCTGCCACCAAACAGAATAATAATATTTCGAAGCATCGGAAACGTCACGTGTAGCGATCGGCAGATACAGCTTATCAAATATTTCAGAATCAAGGACATCGCCACCAGTAACAGTGAAGCCCTGATTGGCGAAGATTTCATCCCATATCGTTTTTACTTTACAGAACGGCCATATATGTTTCAGTTTATAAATGATATAATCGCCGTCATCGCTGACTGCCGCACCGCCATCATCCGAAGGCTCGCACATAGGATAAACAACATCGCCACCGCCGGGACTTGTAACGGCATGACTGGCTTCGGCAAACGATTCATCCCACGTATGAATCATATCAGGCAGGAAGAGATCCGTAAGCTTCTGCGTTTCGATCAGCTTGAAGAAATTTATATTACCCGAGATCACCGAAACAAAATAATACTGATCCGATACTTTGTCCAATATCAGAATACCGCCAGTAATGATTTCAATGTTATCAGAGATCAAACGACATTCTTGAAGCTGATAAGGGAATGAAGGATTCGAACCTATCTCACCGGATAGTTCAAAAAGTTCCCGCATGGCGCGTGTCTTTCTGATACGGAATTGTGCCGTGAAGTCTGATTGGCGATCCTGCAGTTCTGCTATGTCGTTCACCTGTTTATTGATCGGAATCACTTCATCGTCATCCATATCACAAAGCGTATCGCCGATATATAACCGCAGGGACTTTTGATAGACAGATCCCGAATCAGGCAGTTCTTTACGTTCGATGTCAAATTCGAACTGGTAGCCGTTAGTACCTGATTCTTTGATCAAGTGAGTGCCACGGACAATATCTACTTCACGCCATACGCCGGATTCATACTGCTCGACACGTTCAGCAAGTAGCAAGCCTGTGAATCCTTCAATATTTCCGGGCGTAATACCATGAAGCGAAACACGATAGCCGTAATCAGATTTGATACGCGTATCGCGTTCGATCTTTGAAATGACAGAAAAGAAATTTGATACCTGTATATCCATCATTTCTGTCTGCATCTCAATTTCGTAACGGTTAGTAAAGTTGAAATAATGCCAACCGTTGAAGTACCAACGTAAATAGATACCTTCGATACATCGGGAAACGAATACCTTGATCCCT